CGACACCAGCAGTTCCGCTTCCTGTACCTACGACAAGAGAAGGAACTGTTGAGCCGATACCTACAACTTCTAATGTGTTTTTCCCTGTTGGTGCAGCACTTGTGCCTATTCCAACAGTAGCAGTAGCCGTCGATCCAATTCCAACCACAATAGAAGGCGATGTAGTCCCTAAACCGACGACTTCTAAAGTATTACCTGTTGGAGCCTCCGTTGTACCAATACCTACACCCGCAGTTCCGCTACCAGAACCCACAACAATTGATGGCTCCGTTGAACCAATACCTACAACCTCCAATGTGTTTTTACCAGTGGGCGCTGCACTTGTGCCGATACCGACGGTTGCAGTTGCCGTTGATCCGATGCCGACAACGATTGATGGTGATGTCGTTCCTAAGCCAACGACTTCGAGAGTTTTACCTGTCGGCGCTTCCGTTGTACCGATTCCTACGCCAGCGGTTCCACTGCCCGAACCGACGACAATCGACGGTTCCGTTGAACCAATACCTACGACCTCTAACGTATTGTTACCAGTTGGTACGGCACTTGTGCCGATACCGACGGTTGCAGTTGCCGTTGATCCAATGCCGACGACAATTGATGCTGATGTGGTTCCTAAACCAACCACTTCTAATGTTTTATTAGCAGGAGCATATGTTGTTCCAATACCAACACCAGCTGTGCCGCTTCCAGATCCGACTGTAAGAGAAGGGACTGTAGTTCCTATTCCAACCACCTCTAATGTATTGCCAGTTGGGACTATACTTGTTCCTATCCCTACTCCTTTGTCAGCCCCACTACCTACTATAAATTTAGTGCCAGATGAACCTGTGGGAACTCCTATAGGTTTAGCATCTATTTTAAATATATAACCTTCACTACCTGCGGTTGGAGGCCCAGCTGTATCTCCTACAGCAACATTACCGCTGTTAGGGTTAACTGTGAATGTCGGGGAGGAAGCAGTTGATTTTCTAATTTCTAAACCGCCAAATGGATCAAATGGAACTGTGGTTCCCATACCTATGTAGTTATAGTATCCACTTACTCCAGAAATAAAATCACCACTTGAAACGATAGAGTTTGATGTTCTGTGGCCAACATCTGTTACTTGTTGTAAATCTTGAGTTTCAGCTGTTGAGTCTCCAGATAATAAATAAGGTTTACCTCCTGGACCTGTTATCCTTTGACCATCACCGCTACCTGAAGCCCCTAAAGCGTATAAGCCTCCAGCCTCTTCACCAAGAATGCTTAAATTACCTGATACTATTTCTTGCTCACCAACATTATAAAGTATTGGGTCTGTGCCTAATTCTACAGGCTCTAAAGTATAAGGTCCAACAGTAAAAAGTTCATCATAAAAACCAATTTTACTACTTGCTACAAATTTAAAAAAGTTAGACTCCCCTTCTTCAATACCATCATCAGGAAATATTCTAATATTTTGATTCTCAAGTTGAGTTAAAGGGAAAGTTCCTAATAAATTTTGTGTTGTAGTATCAAATACAGAAGTGCCAGTATGAGCAAAAACTAAAAGGTTATCATAGTTAGTAAAGTTGGGGCTTTGATCAAATGTGAGATTAAAATTAATTGCTCCAGTTGATCCAGAAGTATTTATAAGTCTATGACTAAATCCTGAAAGGGCTGCCGTTCTATCAGCAGCATTACTTATATCTCCTGTTGATGGCCCGTAATCGTTATTAGGGTTCTCATCTAAAAATGTTCCGCCAGATGCAGACACATAAATTTTATTTATAGATAAACGGTTTCCGTAAAGTAAAAAATCAGTATCATGAGTCCCACCATCTTGGTTTTCTACGGTAAATCTTACTCCAAAGTTTTTAGTGAAAGATCCAAATAAATCTATATTTTCTTGTTTAGTAAATGTAAAAGACGGATTTTTATAATCAGTTTTGTAGTTGCCGTATATTAGATTTCTATCTTCATCTATGATGCTAATTTTTAGAGATTTTACAAAAGAATCATCAGTTATTGAAGATACAGTGTCTAATGAATTTCCAATCCTATCTATAAGACTTGTTTGTAACGTTACTGTCTCACCTATTGTATAAACTCCACTTCCTAAGCCCGTAAGGTTTAAGTTTCCTGTATCAACAGTTAAATCTGTTTCAAAATTGTGATTATCACGAGTGGTAAAATCCCCAGCATAATAACCGCTACTAGCAAAATTTGTAATACCTACTCCTACTTTTCCAGTTAGTTTGTCAACACCATCAGCACTGTAAACTGCATAAAGAGCGCCAGTATATACCTCTTCAGTTTTTAATCCTTCAACTGCTGTCGTGCCAAAAAGTGAGTATCCTGTTTCTTCACCTCTAATATCACCGATAGGTGTGCCTCCTCCAACTACGGAGGCTGGAGAAAATAAAACTTGATTTAAATTACCAGATACATTTCCTGTTCCTAAAGTATTACCTTCTATAGCAGCCGCATTTAAAAATGATACTGAATCCCAATTTGCAGCTTCAGCCGCTGTTCTGTAAACGCCTCCTAGTCCAGTAGCTCCAGTAGCATGAGCTTGAGCGCCAGAATAATATACTGATGCCCCAGAAGGTGTGGTATGAATTACGGAAAAGCTCATTTTACAAAATTGTTATCTTATCTATGAATGATTTATTAAAAGTTAGAAGTTCTTCATATACTACAAAAATTCCAGACTGGTCATATGAAGAATCAAAATATGCATCACCACCATCTCCACCTTTGTTGCCTAAAGCATTTACACTGTAATTAAAAACACCAACACTATCTATACCTGTAAATTTAGCCCCTGAAAGCTCTGCTACTTGACTTTGTGTTTGTCCATTAGGGAATGTTAAAATAACATTGTATCCAGTAGAGTTGCTAACAGGACTCCAATCTCCAGTTATTGTAAATGTCTCATTAATAAAGTTAGGAACACCTGTGGTTACCTCAGTTAAAGCTGGAGCAGGTAATGTTGAGTATGTAGTTTCATTTATTGTTTGAGCTACCTCATAACTAAAAGTATTAGCTAAAGGCTCAATGCTTATATTATCTTCGATCAAAGCAAATTTACCTGTGTCATATTTAGAAGCGTTAACTAAATACTCATTGGGAGCTTGCTCTTGCAAAGAAAGAACTTTATAAATAAAAGGGTTTGTATCTTTAAGTTCGAATTTTGTAGGGCTACCAAGTTTTATAAACGGTAGTAACTCAGGTTTATCAACACCAGACACAATTGTTCCATAAGGATTAAATCCAGAAGCCTCTAACTCTGCTGGACTACTTATAGTAACTCCAGTGACAGTAAGCTTTGTTAGTTGGTCAGGAGAAACAACAGATATCTCATCATTTAAAACTCCAAAAGTAGGCTGTTCTAATCCAGTTATAGCTCCAGAAAAATTAACACTTCCAGCTCCAGCGCGATTGTTAGCTTGATCTGTGTTTACTTGTCCAAGAGTCCGAAAACCCGTCGTTGCTTCTATCCAATCTCCAGAGTTAATACCTAAAGAATTTCCACTTCCAAAAGTCCAACCTCTATCTGTCGTATTGTAAAAAAGATAATTAAGACCTGTTCCAGTGTATAGAGCATATTCTTGGAATCTAGTGTCTCCGCTTGTTGTGCCAGAAGCATCATCATATCCTGCGGTGTAACCAGAAAAAGAATATGTACCTGTATAGTATGAGTTAAAACTCGAACTCGATGTTCCAGTTACAGTAAAGTCGTAATATCTTTGTCTGTTTGTTGATGCTAAATTATTTACATCATCTATAGTATCTCTACCAGTTGGTTGATAAACCGTGAGAACACCATTCATGTCAGAGCTTTGGAAGGTGTTACTCAACCTAATAGTTTCGTCAGCTAAATTTACATCTAAAACTTTTCCAAAATTACTTTTTAATGTTTTTAATTCGTCTTCTATGATTACTAAATCTCCAGGTTGACATAATAAACTTTCTAAACCTGCTGTAAATGCGACCTGTTGATTTTCTTTAATTTTTGAAAATATTTCATGTTGACCTACTCTTCTGGCCATCGCCCGAGATGTAATACCTACAGCTTCTATTCTTTTTTTGAATACTCCTCTTTGTCTAATGTCTTCCTCATCTTCGATAACCTCTATTTTAGGCAAAAAATTATCAAACCTATCTTTATAGGCTACTTCTACAGTGTTAAACTGCTCATCTCTTCTATTATTTGAATAATAAAAAATACCATCTTTAACACTTTCATTGGTGAATAAATTTACTGTTGACCTTGGTCTATCATCTACAAAATTTATCTCTGAGTTACCGAAGAAAACTTTACCTCTAAATATCGAAGCTATTGTATTAATAGCATCAAATATTTTTTCTCCTTGTTCAAAAACTATATTACATGAGAAACGTGGCTCTTTTCCTCCTCTTCCGTCTGTTACTCCTTCAAAGTAACCCTGATCATCTACAGCGTCACAAAATCTTCCTATTTTATAAAGTTGCCATTTATTAATAATTGTTTCATCAATATGTTGACCCATTCCATAACGAGTACTTGTTAGCAAATCATATAAAATCCAAGCTGGGTTATCAGTCCATTTCAGCTCATCATGAAAATCCCCATCCCAATCGCCTTTATATATAAGTTTATCGTTTTTTGGGGTATTAGAAAAATCTGCATTTGTTTTGTAGTATCGCTTATCTATTCCTCCTACTTTAGTTGGGAAATAATTACTAGGGACTTTTACTTTTTTTAGCTTGCAATCATAACTTCTTGTAGGTATTGAACCAAATGATCTAGAATCTAGTTTAGTTCCTACAACAGCAGAAAAAGGATAAGGTAAATTGACAGGAATAATTTCAGTTACTTTTTGCAAAGACACATCTTTACTAAGCAAAACAGAATTAGTCTCATGAGACAATTTCGTGACCCTGACAAACCTTTTTTGTAAAGTATCTACGGCAGAAGTTTCTACTCCCCTCTCTCCATCACTACTTAAGGTTTGAACGTTTTGAGTAGGAAGTGCAGGTAAGTCAAAAGGCTCATTTAAAATCTTAGCTCGACTTGAGTCTAATGCTATAACGTAATCTTTACTACTTCCTTGAAAATCTGGGTTACCTAAATCAATTAAAGTTTGTCCTTCTATTAAAGCAACAATTCTAAAATCTTGTGTTTTATGTATTTTGTTCTCTCCATCAATACCTATCAAGCCAGTTTCCACCCTTATGTTTAACACCGAGGGGAATACACTTCCTATATCTAATTTTTTCTTTTCTTTACCAGAGCGA